AACCAGCACCACTCGACGCGGTCGCGTCCGTGAAATCATCGAAATCGTCGATCTTGCTGTACCGCACGACATCGAATGCTGCGACATAAACGCGGTTCTTGTGAACCAGCGCCTTAGTACCCATCGCCGAGGCCCGCATCGTCGTCTTGTAGTCGGTGCCGTTCAAGGTGACCGTGAACAGATCGGCGGGTTCCTCGGTGCCACCGAATGTTATCTTGGATTCTTGCGCCACCGGCGCCACGTAATCGACGCCGCCAGCCATGTCCGTTTTATTCGCCGTTACGTCGCCGGCCGTCGTGACCGCAACGACCTCGCCATTGTAAGTCGTTCCAGTGCTGACCGGCGCCGCTATCGTGACGACGGCGCCGTCGGCTGTCGCAGTGTAGCCGTGATCTCCTGATTTGTTGTTGATCTCCTGGGCGATCAGGTTGGCCGTAGCGCTCAATGACGTTGAGAAATTGACCGCGGTGGCCATCATGTTCGCGCCATCGACGGTTATCTGGTCGACGCGATTGGCGCCCTCGGAACTCGACGAACCGTCCGTCAACGTGACGGTTGCGGTCGCGTCGACATTGGCGACCTCGGCGACGTTCGCCGTGACCGTGGTTACTGCTGCGGTCTGGTCATTCGTGCCGCCACCATCGGTTGTTGACGTCGTCAACGTGAACGGCGTGCCGGGCGTCCGTGCCTGGATGATTATCTCGTTGCCGAAGGCGACCGCTCTTATCGCGTTGTCAGCCGAAATCTCGTCGGCAATGAAAGTCGCTAGGCTCGAAAAACTCGCATTGGCGTCGGCGAGCGCATCCCAATCGCTGACTCGTACGCCGTCATAGAAGTGGTGGATGTTACCGTCGTCATACTGAGCGATGACATATGCCTTCGACGCCGGTGTGACGACGTCGAGGATCTTGGTCATGTTCGGAGTGCTCGGCGCCGCGAGAACCTGGCACTGGACACCGGCTGGCACGGTTTTTGCCGTTGAGGCGAACACGTAAAGCTCGCCGGCCACCCTGGCCATACCGAATGTGCCTGCCGGCAAACTGTACTGCGAAACGAACTTCTTCGCTTTTTGCACGTCGCCGCCGCGCGAGATGACGCAATTCTCGGCCTTCCACAGCGAGCCGGGAATGCCGTTCGCCCGAGGGCGGCGGCGGTCCATGCCGTTCCTGAAGTCCTCGACAACCAGATACGGCATGTCAGCTGATCCTTACAATCGCGCGTCCTGCGATGGGCTGACCGTCGCTCTGTCCGAGACCCATGCGCACCGGTGCGCCGGATGGGAACCGGGCGCGGATCTGACGAATACGCTCGGCGGCTGCGGCCCGTATCTCGTCGCGGTCCTCTTTCGGTGCAACATCGACCGCAGCGAGCAAAACCACCGCTTCCGCGTCCAGCAAGCAGATGTCCGCATCATTGACGAGTGGTGACACGCGGTAAGTGCCGACAAACTCCAACGCGGCCGTCGCCGACGCCGGCAGCGGCCAAACCTCGATCATGGTGGCGTTGCTCGGCGTGTCGTGGTAGCGAACATCGTAGCGCAGGGGCGGGTCCGACCGTTCATCGGCCTGAGAATCGTAACTCGCATATTCGGACGTCCCGATACCACGCTCGATCGGCGTCGGTTGTCCGTTCCACCATGAACGAACTTCCTCGACCCGCTCGGGGTCCAGATTGTCCGGCAGATCATAGTAACGCTGGCCGGCGGCCATCGTCACGCGAGCAAAAGTGCGGCGCAGATGCGGCCATGCGTAGTCGTCGTAAAGACGTAAAAGCGCCTTGTTAAGCGCGCGTTTCAGGCGGGTCAGATCGCCGATGCCGTGACCGAGATCATCCGAGCGGTTTGATTCCGCCCTAAGATCGGTAATCAACTCGCCGAATGAGACTCCGAGCCGCATGATCAGGCCAACGCTTCAAGCGCCTGGTCTTTGCTGACCGGCGCCTTCTTGCTGGACTTGGCGGCCTCGGCGGCCGCCGCCGTCTCGGATCCGGCGCGACGCGCGGCGTCGGCCCGGACCTCAGCCTCTATGCTTTCGCGGGCTTTCTGCTCCATCTCGGCGCGCACTTCCGCTTCAATTTCGGCCCGCACCTTGTCACGTTCCGCATCGCTCGGGTCGATTAGCATCGCGGATACGTCGAGCTTGTCGGGAACCGGCGTGGTGGCCGGGCCGAAAACGACAGAAACCTTGTCACGTCCGTCCTGGAATGTACCGTACTTGTAGCGCAAATATGCACGGGTAGCCTTGTTGTTCCACCCGTGACGCTTGTTCAACCCTTCTTCCTCGCGAACAATCGCGGGAACATCGATGGTCTCCTTGGCCTTCGCTTCGCGCAGGTTAACCACCGCATCTTCGCCGTGGAGATACTGAAGCATGACAACTTCCGCTGCCGGGATGCCGACCATCGGAACCTGGTTCTTCATTTCACCGTTGAGATTGACGAGGCAAGAATAGAACTTCATGGCTGGTACGTTCCTGTTGTTGGGCGAAACGGCGGCCGCTAAGCCGCCGTTCCTTTTGAGTTACGCAAAAGCGTACACGGCGCTTGAATTGCGGCGCTTGCAGACAAGCCCGCCGACCCACGTCAGCGCCTTATAGAAGACGTAACGGTCTTCAGGACGCGCCGGCGCGTGCTTCTTCATGTCTTCGCCTTCGACATGCATCGGGTAGATACACTTGGTGTCGATGGCGTAGAGCCGCTTGGTGTTGGCCAGGTCGTCGAGGGTCGGATCGTACATGATCCGCTTGCCCTTGAACGCCAGGTCTCCCATACCGAAGTCGATCGTGCCCTTGTCGGACCAACCGGTCTCGGTGTAGTTGCCGTTGGCGCGTAGCTCCTTCTCGATCTGGTCCATCATGTCGGAACCGGCCAACCAGAGGTCGGGGTTGCCGCCGTAACGAACCAACTGCCGCATCTCGTTTTGCAGGAAGTTGATGACCGGCTGACCACTGACACCACCTGAGATGTTGATCGTCAGGTTGGCACGGTTACGCCACCACGAATTTGCCGACTGCTCAAGGCCGCCCACGACGCCGGCAGCGGTCGGATCATCGACGATGATCGACTTGATCCCCGGTACCTGCTTGGCGTCCTGCGTTCCGTCTTTCCAGAACATATCGTTCATGCCGCGGTCGGAGCCCTCGGTCATGTCTTCGAGCTTGTCGTCAAGCAGATTCGCCAGCACGGTTTTCTCGCGCTGCGTGTGCTCAGTCTTCCGGTCGCCATCGGCAGAATCAACAACCGAGATGCCGTCTTTCAGCAGCTCGTGATTGGTGATCTTTATACCTGCGTGGATGAGTTTCCACGGGTATTGCGCTTCCTTGATGTTCGCCGGGTTGGCGTACGTGACCTGATCGTCGTGCTCGAAGCCCTGGATCGTGGTCGTGTACTGACCCTTGACCCGAACAGTCAGATTGTCCTTGCCACCAGGAAACGGCTTGCTTTTATTCCGCATGGCGGAAAGCAGCGGCTTGCCCTGAATGGTCTGTGAGAACACCTTGCCTCGTTCCATATGGAAGTCGAGCGCGGCGTTCGCGATGTTCTGCAATTCCTGTGCAGTGAACGGCATCGGTTCTTCCCTTCAACCTTAACCGGCTGCCAACGCCTGATTGATCACGTCCAAAGTGCTCTCGGGCTTCGGCCTGTTACCGGGTGAAGCTGTGCCTTCAACGACTGCTGCGGGTCTGGGTTTTGGCGCGAAACGGGCCGTTTCCTTGTCGACTTCCTGTTTGATGCGACCGAGCAATTCGGTCACTTCGGAAGGTTCGAGGATTTTCCCGACACGACGCACTTCCAGTTCCGCTTTTTCAGCGATACGGGCCTGCTTCAGTTTGTAGTCGGGATCTTTCGCCGCTTGATCGGCGTGCCACTGGTTTGCCGCGTTGACTGCGTTGTCCAGTCTGGTCTGCGTGTCACGCTGACGTTCTTCTTTCTGGCGACGCTCATCGGCTTCTCGATTTCGCGTCTCCGCCAGTGTTCGCGCCGCCCGCGCTTGCGACAATTCTTCCGCTTTTTCCCGAGTGATGTAGCCTT